GATTTATTTCCTCCATCTCCCAACCTCTGCGAGAGTGATAACAAAATTCATAAACTAATGAATCTTTTACATCAAGCTCTTGATTAGTCTCTTGCATTCTTTCTCGAATACAGTTGGTCGTAACAACCCACATGACAAGAGCTTCGTTATCGTCTTCCCATTTACTTATATCATCCCAGTTTGGCTCGGCCATTAACCCTCACATGCTATACATTCTACTTCGTCTAATTTAATTCTTGGCACTTTAATATTAACATTCTCCGCAGCTTTTGCTGCATCAGACCTAAAATAATATAAAGATTTTAATTTATTAGCTCCATACCAATGTACATCACTGACATATTGTAAATACTCATCATGGCCTTCTTGTGCTAACGAGGACTCAGGTAAAACAAAAAATAAATTTACACTCTGACTTTGACAAATAAAATCTTGTCTTTTATAAGCATGTTCAATAACCCACACTTGATTAATTTCATTAGCAGTTTTATAGACCTCTTTTTCTTCATCCGTAAAAATTTTAATGTTTTGGATAGAGCCTCTATTATCACTAATTTCTTGCCAAAGTTTGTTTTGTTTAGTCTTACTAGATACTTTTTTTTGTATAAGTTTATCTAAGTTTTTGTTTTTGACTTTGTAACTGCCCGAGAGTGTTTTGTGGGTGTAAACATTTGCCCTGATTGGTTCGATGCTCGGGCTAGTTCCCCGACATATAATACTGCTACTAGCATTAGGAGCAATAGCAAGAAGGTGAGCATTCCTCCGGCCTGTACCAACGATGTCAGGAGCTTCCCCCCTCTCTTCACACAAAGTTTGAGATGCTTCCACAGCGAGAGTTTTGATGTGACTAAATGCTTTGTGATTAAATCCCGTTGCAAAAATCCCTTCAAACGGAATGTTTTTAGATTGTAAGTAAGAATGGAAACCCATTGCTCCCAAACCAATAGACCTTTCTCTATAAGCTGAGTAAGCTGCTTTTGTAAATCCTTCCTTACCTTTTCTAATATGTTTCTTAAATCTTTCATAGTTTGAATTGTAGCCACCTAAATTAGTTACATCAATAGCATTATCTATAAAGTGCTCCAAAATATTATCAAGCATTCTAACTAGGTCAGCAATAAACTGATTGTCTTGTGACCATTCATCAAAGCACTCTAAATTAACACTCGATAAACAACAGACTGCTGTACGTTCTTCATTGGTTGGTAATGTTATTTCCGAACATAAGTTACTTTGTTTTATTTCTAAACCTAAATCTTTTTGACTTTGTGGTAAAGCATTATTGCAATTATCTATGTTAATAATATAAGGCTCACCTGTTTCTGCTCTAATATCTAATAGTTTGTGCCACAAATCTCGAGCCGGTACAACCTTAACTGCTTTTTTACTTTTAGGGTCTATCAATCGCCAGTTTTCATCTTGTTCAACCGCTTTAAGAAAAGCATTTGTAACATTAACACCATGATGTAAATTTAAACACTTTCTATTTAAATCACCTCCGCTTTCTTTTCTCATCACCATGAACTCTTCTACTTCAGGATGACTTATATCGGTATAAGCAGCATAACTTCCTCTTCTTGTTGTGCCTTGATTGAAAGCTAACATCTCTGAGTCAACAACTTTCATAAAAGGGATAGAACCGGTTGATTTACTACCACTACTAGTTGAAGTACCATCACTTCTAATGTCGCCCCAATGACCACCAATACCGCCACCGGAACTTGCTAGTCTAGCATTTTCTTTGAAATGGTCTGTAAGTTCGTCTATTGAGTCGCCAACGTAGTTTAAAAAACAACTGATAGGAAGACCCCGAGTAGTTCCACCATTAGAAAGTATAGGAGTAGAAAACATAAACCAAAACTTAGAAACATAATCGTATAATCTTTGAGCCAAGGCAAAGTCAGTAGTGCCCTTATAAGTTGCACCATATATACTAGCTCTCGCAAAAGCTTCTTGAGCATGTGTTTCCTCCTTCCAAAAGTATCTATCCTCTAAAGTATTTAAACTAAATTTATCTAAGTCTTTATCTCTATTGTAATCTATTATTATGCCTAAGTATTCAGTCTCGCCTATTTTATCAACCATTATTTTTCTCTATATATATTGCGATAATCCCATAATGAATTATCTTTAATAACTCTTTTAACTTTTCGTCTTTTTTACCACATCTAAGAGCATACTTAACTATATTACCAAGACAAAAACTCTCACCATGTCCAGCATCAATAATTATATCTGTCGCTTGATATTTATTATTTGAGTAATGTTGCTTATAAGTAAAGTCTATGTACTCTTGTATTTCTTTTAATATCTTATCTTCGTTAAACTTATACTTTATATTCTTGCCAGTCATAATTTTTAACTAATTGCCAATACTTTAAAATACTATTAAACATTTCTTTATGTTTCTTATGAGAACTTTTATCCCAGACATAGCCTAAAACTAATTCTGTGTCGGCTCTGTCTACAAAAATTGAAACCCTAGTGGGTTTATTAAAACGACAACCTTGAGCATAAGCTGAGAGTTGCATTCCATGTTCATCATATACTAATTGAGCAGCTTCTTTGTTCTTAAGATTATCTTTAGTTTTAAAGTCAACAAATATGCCCGACTTAGAGTATAAATCTATTTTACCGCCATACCCTTGAGGTGCACAAAAAGATTCTTCAGCTAACCAAGTTTCATTTGGAAACTCTTCGTTTAAATACTGTAAAACTCTTTCATAAGTTTTATTTGAACCTTCGCCTCTAAATCCACTTTCAATTAAAGCATGAATACGAGTACCTTCTTTTGCTGCTTTTGCACCTACTTGATTAGCTTCAGCCTTACACCTGTAAACAAAAGAATCCATCGACTCCTCTTGGCTTTTATTAATAGCCACAGCAGACTTGATAGCTTGAGTTATTTTCCAATTCTCTAAAGCAGGTTTTGCAACCATACCTAGAATAGTAGTAACAGAAGGAACAAGACCTAATGATTTTGCATCTCTTAGAGTTGTATTTCTTTCTTTTCCGTTTGCACCTATGAGAGTATACATAGGTTCGCCATCTTGTGAATACCAATGGCCTGATTCAGACGTAAATTTATTATACTGGTCTAATTTAGTTTTGTAAATACTTTTTGTTATATTGTTAGTCATTTTTTAGTTCCTCAAAAGTTTTAAAGACATCTGTTGTAAAAAGTTTTTGAATATTAACTAAATACATTCTACTAGCATTGTGGTCGCCACCACTTACTGTCTTTATATTATCTAATTTTTTTACTAGTTTTTTTAAATCTTGGACACGGAAAATAAGAGTACAAAATATTTTATCTTTAATACAAAGATTATGAAACCAGTAGTCTGCCTCCGTAGCTTCTATACCTGAAGGTTTCCCGTAACTCTCATACTCAATACAAATATTACCAGTTTGCATCCACATTCCTCGTTCTGATTTGACCTCAATCTTCTTACCAGTAAGCATTTCAGCGATGGCATCTTCCCGTATCTGGCCATACTGTAAATCTAAATCAAATTTTTTTTGGTCTTTCTTAGTGGGTTTCACTCCAGTTTTCTCCTATCTTATATTCACCTGTTAAGGGGCAACGCATCTTATAATATTGACCTGCCTCCTCAATAGATTCTACTCCCATCTCTCCTACAAGTTCAGCTATATCTTCTTTCACTTGTATCTGCCATTCATCATGTATATTTGCTACAAACTGTGCCTCTAATTTTTGTGTTTTAATTTTTTGATGTAGTAGGCACATAGCTTTTTTCATAACAATAGCCCCGCCACCTTGCAACAATGTATTTAAAGCTGCGTATCCGTTTCTAACAAATATCTTTCTACCATCTAAACCTTTTAAAAAACCTCTTTGTGCTGCTTGACGTACTCTATTTGTTAATATCTCAAGGGCAGGTAAGTTTTTTAGAAATCTATTTTTAAGTCTCTCTCCAGCAACCTTATTACTATTAATAATTTTTCCTATTTTTGCATCACCAGCCCCGTAAATAAGAGCATAGATAAAAGTTTTAGCATTATCTCTTGTCTGTAATCCTGCAAGATTTTGATTTGTTGTATGTATATCTCCGTTGATAACTTCGTCTATGTAGTCATCATCTTGCATGTAATGAGCTAGCACCCGTAACTCTAAGCCACTAGCATCAATACCTAGTAACTTGTAACCTTCAGGCACAATCCAACAAGCACGACACTCTTGACCATAAGGGGTGTGAATACTAGGAACTTGTGCCATGTTTGGACTTCTATGAGTCATTCGCCCCGTAATAGTACCATTTGGTATGACACGACCATGCACTCTCTCTCCTTGTAACTCATCTATCCATGATGAGATTTGTGCTATCCTCTTTTGTAAAAGTAAAAACTCTGCGATTAATCTAGCTTCATGGATATGATTTATTTTTTTTAATGTGCCTTCATCGACAATAGGTTGACCGGTAGGTGTAAACTTCTCTGGTTTCCAACCAAAGTCTTCTAAGTATTCTCCAATTTGCTTACGAGAACCTAAGTTAAACTCTACTAATTTTTTTCGCATGAAGGGCTCATAATTACCAGATTTAAGTAGCTTCTCATACTCTTCTTTGGTCAAGCCACGCACAGAAAGCTGACCATCTTTTTTAACATAAGGTGTGACTAATTTATCCTCAACCCATTTAGGTTTAAAAGTTTTTTGGACCTCATCCTCTACTTCGGTCATACGAGTTTTAAGTTCAGCTAAAAGCATTGAGGCTTTTTCTACATTAAATAAAAACCCAGTCTTCTCTTGCTCAACCATAACTTTTGCTACTTGATGTTCGAGAGCCATACTCTCAGAAGAGAAATTACGACTTTCTTTATCTAGGTGTTGGAAAACTATCTCATTTAACATAACATCTTGTTGACAATACTTTAGCATTTCTGGATTATAAGAATCGAAGTCGTCAGGTTGTTCTGCTTTGTGATAATTAACACGATAACCCCAAGTTTTTAAACTATGGCCATTCTCACGCACAGGTTGGAATAATCTTGATAGGACAAGAGTATCTATAATTTTACCCTTATAAGTAAAGTTATGTAATTTTTCTAGTGCGGGGAGGTCATACCCTAATATATTATGACCAATCAAAGTATTAGCACTTTGTAAATGTTTTATACCTTCCTGCAACTCATCAGGGCCAAAACTATTTACTGCTTTGGTGTGTATATCTTTGGTAACAATGCACCAAATTTTATTAGGGGTTAAGCCATCTGCCTCAATATCAAAAATTAATTCTTTAGAAGCCGATAGACTCTTCAAAGTCATCGTCAAATGTTTCCTCCTCGGTTATCTCTATGAGCCTACCGGTTTCGGGATTATATTGTAGCGAACAGGCCAATCCTGTATCGCCAGTGTAGCGTGATTTTAATACTCTTACTTTAGTGGTATTTGCTTCTTCAGGGTCAGTCGCTTGTTGATTTCTTTCTAAAGCAATAACACAATCTGAAAGTTGAGCTATACCTTGTGAACCTTTAAGATGGCTCAAAGAAACTGCAATACCTTTTTCATGGCCTCGGTCTCCGGTGGCTCGTCTTAAATGTGAAACTAAAATCATACCAACGTTAGTCTCTTCAACCAAAGAACGCAACCTATTCATCAAAGTATCAATACCTCTTCTTTCATCTCCTTCAGTTAAAACATTTACAAGCATATGAAGATGGTCTACCACTATCCACTTACATTCGCAACCTACTATCATGTATCTAAGCTTTGCAAAAATTTCATCTATATCTGTTGCTCCTAAATGTGAGTGAATAAAAACCCTGTCTTTTTGTATAACCTTATCAAATAAACCTTCCAAATCTTCTTGTGTATAATCTTTACGTTTTTCATTTAAATACAATCTGTCATTAGCCTCAATAGAAATTAAACCATCTGCAGTCCGCAACCAGTTTTCTTCTAAAGCTATGATGCCGACATTATCTTTTGTTTGTTTGATTAGCCAGTGTTCCAGTTCTCTCGTAACACTAGACTTACCTAAGCCTGTGCCACCAGTTAATGTCAGTAACTCGCCTTGTCGCAACCCATATAGTTTTCTATTAAGTCCCTCCCAAGGATAGGCAATACTTTGTTTTTCTTCTCTAACTAACCAATCTTGTTTTTGACTTGATAACTCCATAATCCCAGATGGAGTGTAACTTTTAGCTTCCCACCATGCCTGTGTAAAACCCTTAAAATCTTTTTGTTTAAGCATGTCGTTAGCATCTTTGTACCCATTAGGAAAACTCATAATCCTAGACTTATTAGGTTTTAAAATTCGTGCTACTTTACGGGCTGCTGCCTGTCCTGCTTTGTCATTATCAAAACATAAAACAACAGTTTCAAAACTTTCTACAAACTCTATACTTTCTCGTATATCTTTTAATGCACCTGCAGCACCACGTTTTAAACTAACCACCGCCCATTTACCTTGAAATAGTTCATCGACAGCCATGGCATCGCATTCACCCTCAGTAATAGTTAAATATTTACCACCGGTATTACGATACAGTTGCTCTCCAAACAAACCTGTGCCCTCGTAAGTACCATTCATGGTGAAGTTTTTATTTGCTGTATATCTAGTTTTTGTGCCTACCACTTCGTGGCCATTAAAAAATGGATAGATATGTTGTGTAATATTGCCTTGCGTATCTTTGACTGCACGAACTCCAAATTTCTTAGCAGTCTTTTCTGTTATACCTCTGTCCGTCAAGGCAGTATACGAACCGGTATATGAATTTAAAAATGTGTTTGTAGGTTCATTGACTTGCATGACCTCACCCTCCGTCACATCATAATAATTTTTAAAAAAAGAAGAGCAACTAAAACAATAAGCTGAATTATCTGCATTTAAAGATACAGGGTCAGACCCGCCACATTTAGGACAGGGTAGTTTGTGTTTAACAAACTTACTTTTGTCTTGTTGCTCACTCAATATTACTAGGTTTCATCTCCAGTCACCTCGTCTGAGTCAGGCTCAGGTGTTGGTACTGGCGGATTCTCTTCATCAACTTCAGGCAGACCAGCAATATTTCTGCGTATCCTTCGTGAAAAAGCTTCTATAGATGCCTCGGTTTCCTCTAAGTCTAAAACCTGTTGTACTCTTTTGGTGTTCAACCTAAGTAGTCTTCCAAAAAGTAACTGTCCTCTTTCATCTAAATCTTCTCTGAAAACATTAACACCATCAATAACCAGAAAGGGTCTTGATTCTT